ATATTGAAGTTACCAGAAGGAGGATAACTTCCATCACTAGCGTTACCCATGCCTGTCAAATTCTTACCCCAAATCTCAAATCGCAGTCTTAATGTTTGGCTTCCAGACCACTTCGTCAAAGGCAACACTACCGTTCTAACGCCCCAATAAATATCAGGGATCTTAGATGTAGTTCCAAAGGCAGCTACATTGCTCAGACCAGCGGTTGCTAAGTAAGTGAAGTTAGTTCCCGACCATGCACTGATGGGAACATTTGTGGTTTCTAAGTTATAAGTTTTATCAATGTCGAAGCTAGAGTTTGGGTTGCATGTAAAAGATGATGCTGTGAAGGTGCCGCTATCAACCATTAGCTGCCTAGAGATAACAACACCGTTAAACTCTGCACTACCATCTTTATTTATCTTCCAGCCAGCAGATCCAGCAGAATAATTATTTGACTGAATTGAGCTTGCGATCTTAGCGGATGTAATAGCAGCATCATCTATGTGCGCTGTATCAACTTGAATAGTTCCTAGATCAGCAGAGATAGCTGATAGCTCATTCACGCTGATTTTAGCTGCTGTAACGGCGCCAGTGGCGATCTTAGACGTAATGATAGATGACGCAGCAATCTTATTGGCTGTAATCTGATCTGTGCCAATCTTAGCTGATGTGATGGCGTCTGTCGCAATGCTCTCCGCTACAATAGCACCAGCAGCTATTTTATCTGAGGTAATAGCATCAGCAGCCAATTCAGATGTGCTAACTGCACCAGCAGCAATAATACCAGCCGTAACACTGTCTGCTGCTAGCTCAGATGTGCTGACAGAGTTAGCTGCGATAGCATCCGCTGTAACTGCGTTGGCTGCAATGGCATCCGCTGTAACTGCGTTAGCTGCTATCTCATTAGCTGTGATGGCATCTGCTGCTATCTTGCCAGTGGTAATAGTGTTAGCGGCTATTTCATTAGCTGTGACTGCACCAGCGGCAATCTCAGTAGCAGTAATAGTGTTAGCTTCAATCTCATTAGCTGTAACCGCACCAGCAGCAATCTTACCTGTAGTGATAGAACCAGCGGCAATTTCTGAGGCAGTTACAGCACCAGCATCAATCTTAGCCGTTGTGATGGCGTTTGATATGATTTTATCAGACGTGACAGCATCAGTTGCAATCTCTGAAGCGGTAATTGCACCAGCTACAATCTTAGGCGTTGTGATGGCATCAGAGGCCACCTCAGTTGAGGTTATAGCAGAAGCGGCAATAAGGTCAGTCGTGATAGCGTCATTAGCAATCTTAGCTGTCGTTACAGCATCAGCGCCGATCTTAGTCGCTGTGATAGCTGCATCTGCAATCTGACCACTTGCCACCTGACCAGTGATGTCTGTTGACGGAACAGCAGATGTCCACTCATTGCCTGTATAGCGATACATCTTGTTATCGGTAGTCAGCAGAACAATGCGGCCTTGCGTTAAGGCTGTGGTTGGTAGTGCATTAACCTTTTCAACTGGTCTTAAGTCATCGCTAAAGAGGTTTTCACCGATAGTGCCTGTGATATCAGTCGTTGGCACTGCTGTTGTCCAAGCGCCACTGTCTAGCCGGTATAACTTGTTGTCAGTCGTAAGCAGAACAACCTTTGGCCCAGTGTAGCCTGAGACGGTAGGCAGAGAGGATACAATGCTAATCGGCTCAATACCTGACGCAAATGATGCAAAGGTTACGTCACCAGCACTGACAGAGCTTTCTGTATATATCTCTGTTGACCAAGAGGAAGTAGCGTCATCCCATCGATAAATGGTGATGTCTGACAAAAGCAAAACCAGCTTGCCATCGAATGCACCTGATGCGGGCAGAGATGATACTGGCTCAATCCCATATGCGCCACTTTCACTAAATAGATCGTTGACAGCATCATTGAAATCATTTGGCGTGACCAAAAGCGTTGTTGCATTGACGCTAGAGGTAAAGCCAGATTTGTTCAGTGATAAGTCTACAGCCCGAACCCAATAGTATCTGGTTATGTTGTTCGCCAAATTTGGGCGCATAAAGTTACTGCTAGAGCTTTCACCGACAAGAGCAGCAGTGTTTAGATTGTCGCTGTCGTTTTCCCAAACCTCAACATGACTAAGATCCTGATCTGCTGGGTTTGACCAAGTGATTGTAATGTACTTAGAGCCGCCAACAGCAGAAAGGTTAGATGGTGTGGTTGGTGGAGTAGTATCACCCTGCGAGGCAAGTTGAGCAGTCGCAAACGGAGATCTTACGCCCAGCGCAGAAACGGCTCTGACTTTAACCTGATAATCATAGCCATTCAGAACCGGCTCAATAGTAAATGAGTTAGATGACCCAAAGACTGATGTGAACTGCGCGTCTGGCGTTAGAATTGGCTCATTGGTTAGCCCATAATCTTCTGCTGTTTGCGTTGGCGTGACCGTAATACTGCCCCAGTTTTCACTTTCAGTATAGGCATTGGCAATGCTGTCGTAATCCTCTTCGCCGCCTAAACGCTTGTATTGTATTTCATAATACTGAACGAAAGCATTGCTCGATATATCCCAAGTTGCCTTGATGGCTGGGATTGTAATTCCGTCATCATTTATGGCAGCAGTTGATGACAGCGTAAGGTTTGTTGGTGCAGCAACAGATGTGAACGCTGGGAGCGTAGAATTATTGCTGATTATAGCTGTCTCTTCAGCGCTCCAATTAAATGCAGAAGATGAAGTCTCTCTTAGCGTTAGATTAACACGCAAGTCGCCTGCATCTTGATTGGCCGCAAAGCGCCAGCCAATAACCTCAAACTCTTTGGCGCTAAATCCATATCTCTCATTTGTAAAAGCGATTATATCACCAACTTCAACTTGAAATGCCTCTAAGCCAAAGTCTGCGCTCAAAGTCATTTGCTCGCGGCCTCTGTAAAGCGTTAGCTTAGCAAGCCGCTGCGCTGTCGCTGAGCTTGTGGTGAACGGTAGTTGAAGGTCAAGAAGCGCTTCTTCGCCATTGTCCTCGGTCTTAAAGGTGGCACTGGTTATTTCTGGGTAGTCAGCAGTAATCCAGTCTTGATCTGCATCGTTAAATGTACCACGAACCGTGTTGAAGTTATCCCGCATGGTAATTCGGGTTTCCAGATTTATCGATCCGCGCAAATCATCTAGGGTAAGCGTTTTGACAGGCGAAGAATAAGCGCCAGCTTTCAGCTTCCAATATCCTGACCCCCAGAATAAAGTACCAGCACAAGCTGTAGTCATGTCGCCTAAAGCGTCACCAACTGATCGGCTAGATTTCACTATTCCGTTTAACGCATATCTCTTTTCTGTACCGCCACCCGATAAAGTTACATTTTCGTCACACTCATTTGCGGCAGAAGCAAAGGATATATCATCAATAGCACTGTCAGCTAACCCATAAGCAGACGTTAAGAAGTCACGAATACAAAGCGCAGCGTTGTTGCTGTATGACGTTGTAGCTGTTCTGGGATCATATACCTTTTTGCCCTCAACCACGGCCGTTATAAGCGGCACACCATTAGCAAACACATCTTGGTCATATTCATACCTGACGTACAGATAGGCTATCCCAAGACCCTTAAAATTACTGTCTACGCTGGTTTCAGATACAAGGTCACTGTCTGCTGTGGTTTGTGAGCCATCATGCTTCTTAATGCGGATCTTATTATTCCAAGTCGCGCCTGTGACTAAATTATTTCCATCAATGCTGACAACTTCACCATTAACGTAGATATCGCCAATACTATTAACCTCGTGACCAGCCAATACTATGACTTGATGAAGGTATGTGTTTGATGCGCCGGTAGCTTCATAGAAGGTAACAACGCCGCCCTTGCGAACCTTACCATATACAAAATCTTGAGCCGCAGCAGCTTCGCGGCTGTTGACCATAATCCCCGCAGATGTTTGCGCTCCGAAATCAGGTTTAGGAGTGAGTGCAGATATAGCCCAAGATGTAATAGCGGTTGTGGCAAGATACCCGACAATATAAGCCCCGTAAAAAGCAGCAGCGCCCGATAATCCCGCAGCTATGCCCGTGCTTGATAATATATAAGCACCAACAGTAAATGGATCTCTAGGAACCCTATCCCAACTATTCCAGTTTTTTATTGTGTAATCACCTAGCTTGTATTTGCTCATATCTCTTTAACCCATGCTTGGTGAATATAATCTAAGGGCAAATATAGCACACCTTCCTTTGATAAGAAAACAGCCTTAGTGCCTGTGCATATTCCCATCGCTACGCCTATAATCCAAGTGTTAGATTTCTTAGTAGTAACCAATGCTCCAAGAGGGGGAACATGATTTATTGGCTTTAGTCTGCTGCTGATTTTTTCCGGAAGCTGCTTGATCCTAAACCCAAATTCGCTCTCTAACTCTTTTCGGCGTAATGCCTTAGAGCCTTTGCCGTAACGCCCAAGCCAGTCATCTGCCCAGCCTTCGTTATACATTGCGCGATAAGCATTATTCGTAAAGGTAAGGCAATCATGTTTTCCCCATTCAAAAGGAATATCGCCTACTGACTTCAAGTAACGGTTTAGGCTCTCTCTCTGCCCCATATGACGTCCTTATCCTGCAAGTCGGCAACAAATGAAAAAAAGGTATCCCCTGCATTCCTAGATATATGATTTTCATGCGTATATCTACGATTGCTTGCTCTCTCTAACCTTACCAACTTGCTTTCGACGTCAAGAGATATTGACCCAGTTTCACCATTATCTTCAATAGACATGGTGTTCATAAGCCCGCTGAAGACTTCTATCGGTGAAGAAGTATCTGTCGTACCAAAATATATCTTAGCTTCGCGCCTCTGATATGGCTCATTAAGGGCAATAGAAATTAAACTAGACGGTATTCCAGACAAGGTCAGTATGACATTCTTAGCGGAGAGATCATTTGCCTCTTCCAGACCGCCAATCGCAAGCAAGTTGCCAGATCCAGTGTATGTATCAACGCCAATGGTAAGATCCCCATAACCCGTCCAAAGTCTTATGGGCGCGCTATCAAAGTTAAGCTCAACCGCATAATATGGCTGAACCTCTGGTTGACTGAGCGCCGTAAGCAGCGCTGATGGTACTGTCCTGCTCATACTGCTTCTATCGCCCCGAATGTTATCCCATATATGCTGGCTTCATTTATGCTAAATGATTGCTCATTGCTTGCCAGCCTAAAGATCCCCTGAGCGCTCTGCACAGTAACAGCAGCACCGTCTGCTATACTGGTGCGCACATTAGGCCAAACATCTACTGTAGCGCTCCCTGTGCCATCCGTATCAACATCATTCAGCACCTTGAATAACTGACGATTTACGCCTGTGCCAATCTCCATATAATCGCCAGCCTTGAGATAATCGGTCTGACTTGCTGGTGCGCTGTCTATGGCAATCGTATCACCAGATGATACAGCGCCATCAACTAAGATTGTATCGGTATCACGCGCTGATCCTAATGGCGTAGTCGCGGCTGGATCACCAAGATAAAACGTGCCTAGCTGGCCCTTCAGTGAAATGAGCCAAGCCACCCATCTTTCCGCATCTTCGCGCTTCATTGATGGCAACGTGACATCAGCTTGCCAAGCCTTACCAGCATAAGCGTGAGCCTGACCCGCGAAAGTAAAAGGCGATCTGCTATAAGCAACTGCGTTAGTCGCCCTTAGTTCAATCTGAGCTATGCCCGTATGCGTAGGCAGCGCTAAAGGATAACTGATAGCCATTATGCGAATGCCCTTCCATATGATCCACCACGCCGCTTGGCGTCTACTACAGCAGCCTTAGCGCTGTCTGCTATCTGCGGCATTAACTGCTTGATCTCAGCGCGTACAGTTTGCTGTACGCCTGTGGAGACGTTGATGGTTTGGTTGACTACTACGCCGCCACCGCCACCAAGCTTATTGTTAGGGATGATCGTTCCGCTTCTGGACGGGATCATAAGCTCTGGGCCGCGCTCGCCAACCAGATATGGGCTACCAGCAGAAACAGGCCCACCAATCGCCCTTGGCGCAACGGGTGGGGCAGAATATTCACGGGGCATAAATGCGCCCTGAATGGCCCCCGTAATAAATCCCGTAATCTGCTTAACAACAAAGATGCGGTAAAGCTCGGCGACAATATCCGCAGCCATTGACCTAAAGGCGTCCTTAGCTGTTGCAGTACCCTTCACGACAGACATCATTGAACGCTCAAATGAACTGCCTACCATTTCAGAGGCTTCTTTAAGGCGCTCAATTTCAGGAACTGTCTCAGACCTTATGACCTTAGATAATTCTTTTTGCGCAGTCTTGGCGTTCCTGATTTCGTTATTCTTATCTTGCAGCGCTTTCAAAGCGGCTTTATTCACTTCATCCTCTGCGTATAAAATAGCAAGGCCATCTTGCATCTCCTGCAATCTAGCGCGCTGCTCCCTAGAGGTGTTGTTGCGACCTTTTTCTAATAATTCCTCACTAAGCCTGACTTCCTGAACAGCAATAGCTTCCTTCATGCTTACAATTGCTTTTTGCAGTTGCAACTGTGCAGCAGTATCAAGACCGCTATTCAGTAGTTCAAGCTCAGTATTATATTTCTTGGTTTCCTCTTTGATCGCCGCAACCGCTGACTTCGCTTGGCTTGACGCAGTTGAAAAATCCATAAAGGATAAGCCAGACTTTTGAGCCGCGACACCAATAGCGGAAAAGATGGCCACACCCGCACCAAGTAATGCACCCACAGGCCCGAATATGCCAAGAAGCTGTGAACCCTGCTGGCCGAATGCTTGCATCTTGCTTGTGCCGTTGGCGATCTGCACCGCAAAGTCACCGACCTGATAACCAAGTTGCTGCAAAGCACCTTTAGCAAACTTATTAGTAGCGACAGCAGTTCTACTGTATTGCTGAGATTGCGTCCGAAGCGCACCGCTTGCTCTTTGCGTTGCCGCGCTAACACTGTCCACTTGCTTACGGACATTGCCCAATTGCCGGAGCGCATCACCGGACTGAACGCCGACGATAATATTTAGGTCACTGGCCATCTTTGCTGCGCTCCTCTAAAACCTTATAATACGCGATCCACTCATTATACTCATCAATGGTGATTTCTTCAATCTCAGCTATTGTTTTGCCAAGTTTTTCAGCCAAGGAAATCACATTCATCCTGAATGGATCGTCAATTAGTTTTTTTCAAGCTCCTCCACCGACTTGCTGGTGACAAGACGAGAGGCCAAACGCATAACAACCATTGGGTCTCGATTGTCAAACCAAGCCTTATCCCCGAAGTCAAATAACTTTTCGCCCTTATCGTCTAGCGCCTTAATTATTATTATGTGAACCTGAATTTCAGCTTCAAGAAGGTTTTCCATGAAGTTTGGATAGCGCTTATTTATCTTTCTATACTCTGAGACTGTCAAAGGATAGAAATTAACCTTAAGAGGTTGGCCATTGACCAACCACTCAGGTATCTCTAACGATTTGATTTCAGCATCCGCAACTTCAATCTGCGATACGATTGACATTTAGACAGTTCCAACCGTAAACGCGCCATCAAGTGTTAGCTCTGCACTCATAGTCGCCAATCCATCAAGTGTCGCGCCTCTTTCAACAGAAGTGACCAAGAATGTGCCTGAATACTTAGCATCTCCAGCGTCAGATCCTTCTGCATAGAACTCACAGTCAACCTTGTCTCCTTCAGACAGGTCTTGCTGCACCGCATCATCAGGATCAAGATACAAGCTTAGGCTTCCAGATCCAGACTTGAGGCCAGAGGTAACTGTTCTGCTAGTATCTCCCATTGATGTTGTATCAATGCTCTCAGCAGTGGTGGTGACAGTCCAACTTAACAATTCACCAATTGTAGCAACGGAGCCGCCAGTAGTGACCAGCTTTACGCTTCCGTTAGAACCGAAATATGTAGCCATAGCGT